AAGAAGAATTGGCCAGATGTCAATTGGTCTGATCCAATTGAAGATATTCTGGTGTTAGACCCGTCAGCAGAACTGTATGTTTTTGGGAGTGAGATAGATTATGTAAAAGAGTTGGGGGGTTCGTTCCTCAAAATTAGTAATCCTACTAGTACTAGCAGCTGTGGCTGTGGTGAAAGTTTTTCGGTGTAGATATGAATATAAGAGTTGTAACAAAATCAGATTGTCCGTTTTGCTTAATGGCTAAAGGTTGGTTGAAAGAACATGCATTTGAATATGAAGAGGATTTGATTGACAATGAAGAAGACCGCCTAGCATTCTATCAGACAATCAATGGTGCTACCGAAGTGGTAGGCGAGATGAATACTCGTAGGATTAATTCTGTCCCGCAAATCTTCATTGATGACAAACGTATCGGTGGGTATGATGAGTTGATGAAGATGAGTGATGACCTACTGAAGAAACGAAGCGGTGGTGGACTATTGCAGTTCAGTGAAACCTATAAACCATTTCACTATCCGTGGGCTGTAGAGATTACCACACGCCATGAGAAGGCACACTGGATTGAGGACGAACTTGATTTGTCTGAGGATGTGTCTGATTGGAAGTCTGGTAAGGTTACTCAGGTTGAGAAAGATTACGTCACCAATATTCTACGCCTGTTCACACAGTCAGATGTTGCAGTGGGCCAGAACTATTTTGACCAGTTCATTCCTAAGTTTAAGAACAATGAAATCCGTAACATGCTTGGTTCGTTTGCTGCGCGAGAGGGTATTCATCAACGTGCGTATGCTCTACTGAATGAAACACTTGGATTACCCGACAGTGAGTACCATGCGTTCCTAGAGTACAAGGTAATGGTTGACAAGATTGAGTTTATGCAGGAGTCAGACAATGCTACCATGAAGGGACTAGGACTTGCACTTGCAAAGTCTGTGTTCAATGAGGGTGTTGCACTGTTCGCGTCATTCGTTATGCTTCTCAACTTCCAGCGGTTCGGTAAGATGAAGGGTATGGGTAAGGTTGTCGAGTGGTCTATTCGTGACGAGTCTATGCACGTTGAGGGAAATGCAAAACTGTTTCGTCAGTTTTGTGTTGAGCATCCCAAGGTGGTTGATGATGATTTTAAAACAGATATTTATTCTATGGCCAGACTTGCAGTCAAGTTGGAAGATAAGTTCGTTGACCTCGCGTACAAGATGGGTGAGATTGAAGGTCTAGATGCGTCTGAAGTAAAATCATATATAAGGTATATAACAGACAGGCGTTTGTTGCAGTTAGGCTTAAAAACCAATTTCAAGGTAAAGGAGAATCCTCTGCCTTGGTTGGAATGGGTGTTGAATGGTGCAGACCATACTAATTTCTTTGAGAATCGTGTTACGGAGTATGAGGTAGCAGGATTATCAGGTAGCTGGGACGATGCATATGAGGCAGTTGCGTGAAATTAATAGTATGCGAAGATTGTGAAGCAGAGTTTCGTATTAAACATGGGATGGATGAACACCATTATCAAATAACCTATTGTCCTTTCTGTGGTACATCAGTTGATGACCCAGAATTTGTCGATGAGATTGAGTGGGATGAAGACGAGTGACTTGGCACTACAACGGCAAACCATTTACAAGCGAGATGATAGAAGATAACCTTGGGTTTGTTTATATAGTAACTAACAAAAAAAATAGTAAATTGTATATTGGCAAAAAAGGTTTAATGTCAAAAAGAAAATTACCCCCACTGAAGGGTGCGAAAAAAAAACGCATCAAGATAGTGGAGACTGATTGGAAAACTTATTGCGGTTCAAGTGAAGAAGTGAAGTTGTTAGTAGAAGAACATGGATTAGAATTGTTTGATAGAGAAATAGTTAGACTGTGCAAGTCAAAGGGTGAACTAAATTACTATGAAGCAAAACTTCAGTTTGAGACAGATTGTTTATTAAAACCAGATGAATACTATAATGCGTTTATCGGATGCAAAATAAGTCGTTCACACCTATTAATTAGACCTAAACATAACGAATCACCTAAATAATCCCGTATCGTATTTTATGGGAGACATCGATGGAGATATTTGCGGTTATTGCAGAACTGGGTTTTACAGTTACAGCAGTTCTTGCCGGTGGTGCGTTCATAATAATCCTATTAAAGTATATACTTGCGTCTGTGGTAGATTCTACCAAGACTTTGAATATGTTGATCACGGCTTTAGATAACCGTGTTAAAACCATTAATAATGAAATTGTGAGGCTAGATTCTTTGGTATGTCATGTACTTGGTGTAAAACCAGATGTCCGTAGGATGTCTGCTGCAGACGGCAAGGAGGACGCCAGAAAGGATTAGTGAAGTGGACGAAATTATTAAAGCAGTTCAAGATTATGGTATAACAACTGTGATGGCTGTGGGTATGGGTTATTTTATATTTTTTATCTGGCAATACGTTACTCAACAGATTCTCCCATCGTTAGAAAAAACAACTATAACCACCATAGCTCTTATAGATAGAATACGGATGTTGGATAACGATATGATACGAATGGACCAAAAGATAAATACTATACTGGAACTTCGTGATATTGAGAAGGAGAAGAAAGGTGATAGGTAAATAGATGAAAAAAATTCATGAAATATCAATGTTAACTTGGACTATATTTTTCGTATCTATAGGATTTGTTTTTCTGTCGGGTTTGCTTATAAGTATTGCTCTTGCTGGAAATTTGACGCACCAATGGAAGTCCCCTGCTTTTAGTGGACAGGGATACAGCGCCCATGTTCTAACTATTGAGAACCAAGAGTTCTCTAGGAAGCAAGCGCTTAAAGAAAAAAAGGATGCGGCAGAGAGACAGTTAATAAGAGATGCTGCGAATACAAATCTTTCTAAATTTATGAAAAATGTGGAATCAAGAATATATGCACAAATCTCTAAGCAGTTAGTAGACAGTATGTTTGGAGAAGATGCTGGAACTTCTGGTACAGTTACTTTTGAAGGAACAACAATTAGTTATGTCAAAAGTACTGATACTGTAGAATTAACGATTGTGAGCCCCGATGGTAGTTCGACTGTTATCATTGTTCCTATTGGCGACTTTACTTTCTAGTTGTGTATCTGTCCAACCGATAGAAGCACCAACGAATGTATCGCAGCCGCTAGTAGATGAACTAAAAAATATGGTAGCGCCTGAGCGAAAGGTGCCTGTAGCAGTGTATAAATTCAATGACGTTACTGGTCAAAGAAAGTCTGGTAATAATCTTGCTTTGCTTAGTAGTGCAGTTACACAGGGTGGTGACATATGGTTGCTGCAAGCACTAAAGAAGGCTGGAAATGGTGAGTGGTTTCAAGTTATTGAGAGAATGGAATTAGACAATCTTCTTAAAGAACGACAGATTATACGAAACACAAGAAAGTCTCACGAAGGAGATAAAGCAGAAAAGATTAAGCCGCTACTATTTGCAGGAGTGTTGTTATCAGGCGGTATAGTTGGTTATGATACTAATACAGAAACTGGTGGACTAGGCGTAAGATATTTGGGTATTGGTATATCTGATGAATATCGTAAAGATATGGTAACAGTTGCGTTGCGTTTGATATCAGTACAGACAGGTGAAGTGCTGTTAGCAGTCAGCGCACAGAAGACAATTCTAAGTACTAAGCTATCTGCTACTGTGTTCAAGTTTTTGGATGTGGGAACGAAATTGTTAGAGACTGAAGCAGGTATAACAGACAATGAATCTACTACCTACGCTGTGAGAAAAGCTATAGAACAAGCGGTTATAGAAATCATTAAGGAAGGTGAGAAGAAGGAACTTTGGAAGTTTAAAAAGGAGAAAACCAAATGAGAACGAGCATACTTACTATTCTCGCTTACTTTGTTATGTGCAGTGTGAGTTATGCGAGTGACGTTTACATTACGCAGTCTGGTGCAAGCCTGACTGCAAACATCAATCAAGATGGCCAAACCAATAAGTTCGGTGATGCGACAACTGATGTTACCCTAACGGGTGACAACCAGACGTTAGACATTGATCAAGTTGGTAGTACTAACACCATTGCTGCATCTGTCGTTGGTGCAACACAAGAGTTAACAATCAATCAAACAGGTAGTAACAATACGTCTACCGTATCGGTTGGTTCTAACTCTGCATCTGCTGACAACAGTATTATTCAGACAATCACAGGTAGTTCTAATACAACTACAGTGAATGTGGGTAGTTCTGCTGCGACTGATGATGCTGATATTGATATCGTTGCAACAGGTGACAGCAATACTATTACAGTAAATGAAAACAGTACAGCGACAATGTTGCTCACAGACAAGAAGGTGACGAGCATCACAGCTATTGGTGGAAGTAATACTATTACATCTACACATACTGGTGCTGCTGACCAAGATACAACTCTTCATCATACGGGTTCATCAAGTACATTCTCAATTACACAGGGTGGTGCATATGACGGAACTGTGGACGTGACAACAGTGGGGTCAGGGCATAGTGTTACGATTACTATGGACGATTAGTATCATTCTCTTTAGTACCAGTGCTTATGGTGCTATTGGAAATGTAGTGCAACATAAAGGGAATGCTTTAGTAGAGAGGTCTGGTGAAAAGACTGATCTAAAGAAGGGTTCTGGTATTGAGTTCAAGGACAACGTGCGAACTGGCAAAGGTGATGTTGGTATCAAGTTTATTGATGATACCAACGTCGCAGTCAGTGCTCACAGTTCCTTAGTGATTGATGAGTTCATCTATGACCCCAATTCTAAAACAGGGTCAAAGTTGGTTATGAATATTGCACTGGGTACAGTACGATATGCCAGTGGTAATATTGCGAAACTGAGTAATCAGAACGTGGACATTCGGACACCGACAGCGAGGATTGGTGTGTTGGGAACTGCGTTCAGTATGACGGTGGATGAGGTTGGAAAGTCTTTGATTATTCTACTACCCAACAAAGACGGGACAGTAGGTAAGATATCAGTAGAGAGTGGTGCTGGATTTGTTTTGATGACTAAGGCATTTCAGTCTACATATGTAAGCACGGGTGAAGGTAAACCATCCAAGCCAGTGATATTGGACTTGACATTGGACCAGATTAGCAATCTATTGATCATCAAGCCGCCGAAAGAGAAAATCATAGAGTTGTTGAAAGATTCTAAATCTAGTAAGAATTTACTTGATATTGATTTCTTAGAGTTTAAGGATTTAGATAAGAACGAATTAGAAGAAGACCCGTTTGAGTTTAACGAGTTGGATATTAACGATTTGAACGTGGAGTTGCTTGGAAATATCTTGGACCAACTTGCTGCTGCCCTCGCACAATCAGAGATGATTGATGGTAGAACAAGTGGGTTTAATAAAGTCACACAGGTCAACACACTGGTAGATGGAAACAGCACACGCATCATACGGCGAATGGGAAACAGTACGATAGAACTAGACTTGATTAACGACTATGGATATACAATCAATTTAACACAGGCTGGAATACCTGTGCAGGAGATAACAACAAGAGATGAAGACGCTTCTAATATCATTACTATTTATCAGTCTGAGTAACATTGCACTTGCTGGCAACAGCGTGTTCATTGAACAGATTGGTACGAGTACAGACTCAGAGATAACCATAGATATTGATGGCAACAACAATGCTGTGAATCTTACTATGGAAGGCACCAACAATGATCTTGATATTACGCAAGAGGGAAACAACAATACAGTCAGTTGGATTTCCTATTGGGGATCAGGTAAAGCTTGGGGTGGTGACTTGGACGGTAACAATAATAACATAAAGATTGAACAACATAACACCACCGGCACAGATGCTAACAGGGTAGGGTTTC